GAACTGCACGCGCGCATTGTCGTAGACCGCGCCTGAGCGCCACCATGGCGATGTGCCGCTTGGCGTCTTTGGTTCAATCACATCGAACGACATTGATCCACCACCACCATCTCCAGAGAGCGTCAGTGACAGGCTGCCAAGATCAACGTATGGCGTGGTCGTAGCAGTTGGTGATGGGAAGGTAAGAAGATCTCCACCGGTACCTGCGCCTGTCACTCCTGCAACGATGAGCGTGAATGGATTAGCCATTATGGATTACGGCCCTGACGCTTCATTCGATCGAACGAGTCGCTGATAACGGTGTCAACTTTTCCAGTGCCGATGAAGATGTTGTATGCGGTTGTACTTGTTGCGCCAATCATCGGCGCTCCAGGCATTGGAGTAATACCTGCAAACGGTGTAAAGGATCCAGGCGCGCCAGGTAGAGGTCCGATTGCTGGTCCGTTGTAGGTTGTACTTGTTCGTCCAGGTCGCGGTGCATTGCCTGATTCTGCTGCGAGTTGCGCCATCGTCTTCCCCTTTGATCCAGCAGCAATAGCCGCGACAGCTGCTGCACTGAGCGCAACGATGGTTACAGGTAGAGCAGCAGCGCCGAGTAATGCCAGAAGTCCACCACCGCCTGCGGCTGCACCAGCAGTACCAGCAGCACTCGCAGCTGCACCAGCTGCAGATGCTCCAGCAATCGATGTTCCGAATGCAGCGATAGCCTTAGTGACCACAACCTTAGTGAAGACCTCAGCCAAGGCATTAGGGATTGCAGTGCCTGCAATGTTCCCAACGATCAGTGCGGTGAACGGATCAAGACCATTCTTGACAAGATTTGCAGTGATTGAACCCTTGATTCCACCGAACGCTAAGCCGATACCTGAGACAAGAGTTGTGATTGATCCGCCTGGTCCAAGTAGTTTGTCTGCCTCTTTGCCAATGCCACTTACGCTATCAACAAACTTCTCGATGCTGATCAGCGCCTTTGGAACATTTGCCTCAAACTCGGCGAAGAGCGATGGCAACTTGTCCAAGATCTTATTGACGATGATGTCTGCCCACTTCTGCAACTTAGGAGTATTCGCTTGGATGAGATGCGAGAGACGCTCGACATACGGATTCAAGCCCTTGAAGAGTTTTGCAACGGCTGGAAGGAAGGCCTTGCCGAACTGTTCCTTCAGCTCAGACGCGCCAATCTTCAATGACTCGAACGAGCCAGCAACGCTGTCAGCGTAGGCACCGGCTGCACCCTTGGTCTTCTTGAAGAGCGCGTTCAGCGCCTCCTGACCCTTGATCCCCTTCTTCGTGATACCGAGCGATGTAAGCAGCTTAGCGCCGCTACCTTGATATGCCTTGCCTACGGCAATGGTTGCATCTCCGAGAGACATACCAGTAGTGCGCGCCAAGTTCATAGCAATCGTCTGCATCTTCTGCGCGACGGCATAGTCCTTTGTAAAGCGCGTGCTCGCTTCTACTGAGGCGCGCACCTCATCGTCCGTGAAGGCGAGTTTCTGACCAGCGACGATCTGCTTCTCAACAGCCGCAGCAACCTTCTCTGTAGCGAAGCCGCGCGCTTTGAGCGCTGCGTTGAGCTTCGCCGTAGCCTGTTCATCGAGAGCGGCATCCTTGATGGCAGATGCGGTGAATGCACCAACGCCAGCAGCGATGCCGGCAATGCCGAACGTCAGTTTCTTGAAGTCAGAGCCAATACCACTGGCCGTCTTGCCAAGGGTTCCGAGCGCCTTGTTGACCGTCTTGATGTTCTTAGACGCAGCATCACGAGCGCTGATCGTTGCATTGACCTGGACATTAGGCATTTGTTACTCCTACCCTGCGCGGAGGTTAGACATATTCGGCTTGATGCCGAACACCTGTGCGTCTTGCTTGAACTGTGCAAGTCGCTTGTTTGCCGCAAGCACCTTGATCTTGTCGGTTGCTTCTCGGCGGCGCTTGCCTTCAGCCTGAAGCGGCGTGAGTGGGCCAATGAAGTCAGGCTTGTTCCATTGCCGAAGCGCCTGCTCACTCTGGAACTTTGTTGCGGTGCCGTTCGCATACTCGATCTCCAGACCAAGCACCTTGTTGCGCATCGCTTCATCGTTGATCAGCAGGACAATGGTCTTTGCCATGGCGTCTTTGGCTAGTTGGATATTAGCCTCTACGGCCTCAATGACGAAGTTGTTGCCACGAGTTCCTGGATGCTCAATGAACTTGCGGTCGGAGAAGAGATTGGCGGCAGTGACCTTAGGGATGGTGTGCGGCTTGGTTCCCTTGACGGCGAACCATGCGTACCATGCGTGCTTCTTGCCTGCGACTGGTCCGACGATGGCGCCTGGTCGAGTGATGCGCGAGCGACGGCCGCGCACGCTCTTGGCAAGACCGCCGAGATCCTTCGGAGCCTTCTCGCGTACCGGCTTCGCCAGCGCACGTGCGGCGTTGACGGTAGCGAACTGCTCTAACTTGCGAACGCCGCGCCAACCAAGGGAGTTGAGAAAGACCTTCTGGAGCGCTTCGGCTTCTGCTCGGACATTGCCTTGCAGCTGGATCTCGACTGTTCCCTTAGCCACTCACTTGCTCCTTGGTTGAATCTCGCAATACAAGCCCCAATAGGTCATGAGGTCTTCGGCAGTTGCGGTCTTCAGTATCTCCCAAGGTGGCACGCCGTAGGCCGTGCCGAGTGTGTGCGCAATGATCTCAGGGCTGGTTACCACGACCGACTGTCCGATGGACAGCCGCTTGGCTTCCAGCCTTACGCGTTTGGGAGTGCTGAGATTGCGGCTGCCCACTTCTCCATCGCAGCCGTGATGGCCGTCACTGGAGCATCAAGGATGTCTTCGGCAGCGTTGCCTTCAATGTCCTTGAAGTTGTGGCTCACAACCAACTTAGCGAAGGCTGCGAACTGAACGGCAGTATCACCTTGGAGTTCGATCAGGATGCGAGCACTTACATTGCGTCGCAGCTCAATCGTCCAACCGGCATACGAGCCGTCCAGTTCAATCTTTACCGTGTCCATATTGACCCTCCTACTAGCGCTTTAGGCGCTCTTATTTATGGCATCACCGCAAGTGGCGAATCAATGATCACCGAGATCGACTTGCCAGCGCCAGCGGCCACTGTGCTGTCCATTGCCAAACGGCAAGTGACTTCGTTTACTACGACGCCATCCTGATCCGCTGAAAGCGGAACGACGTTCTCAACAACCCACGAGCCAAGAATCCAGATGCCGTATGCAGGCGTGCCTGACAGCGATCCGTAAAGTCGCAGGAACTTCTGCGTGCCGATGCTGGAGATACCAAAGCTCGTCGTGGCGGCTGAGTTGCTCGCTGCCGTAAAGGTCAGCGTTGCATCAAGCACGCCAGTCAGTGCAGCCGTGGCTGCCGTGAGGCTGCCATCCAGCGCCGTGATCATGCCAGCACCGGTCTGGATTGACAGGTTGAAGTTGTAGATTGACGCGAAGTCAGTCGCTCCTGTTCCGGTCTTATCAGGGAAGTCTGTATCTGTGCTCAACTTCATGAGCCGACCAGGCATCAATGGGTTGGTGTTCAGCGTGTTTGGGAACGTCGCCGACGTGCTCGTCACAACCGTTGCAGCGAGTGTTGCACCAGCCTGAAGCAGGCCGTTGGCGTCAGCCGAGATCGTGATTTCAGTTGGCACCGCATCGCGGATCGTGTACTGCTGCACTCCATCCGTTGCAAGGAAGGTCAGGAAGTCAAGCGTATCAACGTCGTTCTGATTTGGCGTCCAAGTCCAAGTCGAAGGAGCGGTGCCGGAGACGGTGCCGCCGATTGACTGGAACAGGATTGGCAGGGTGCGAAGCGAAGCAGGCGACTCAGCGATAGTCAGCACTGGAGCCTTGGCTGTAATAGTTGGCTGGCTGGACTGAATCGCGGTGCGCTTGCCGACGGACGTGTTCTCGCCAAGATCAATCGTCACGCCCAAGTCGAGCGAGCCGATGGTCTCGTTGTAGAGCACTTCGCCTGCGGCGGTGCCGAATGTAGCTGCGGTTCCGAAAGCAGTCTGTGACGCAACAGCGATTCGCGTCAGAGCCTTTGCGCCGTAGGTTGCCATCGTTTACTCCTTGCTCTACGCGGTGAATGCCACGGTGTCATAGACCGTGACTTCCGCAGTTGCCTGAACCGTCAGGTAGTCCTGATCGGCATATGTATCTGTGCCGAGTGTAGTACCGGTAACAGCGACCTGTACCGCGTTTCCACTAATCGTCACAGCTCCGTCAAAGGCTGTTCGCAGCCAAGCACGCCAAGTGTAAAGGTCACGATACTTCTCATCCATACGCGGAATCGGCAGGATGAAGAGCACGCAGTTCACGGTCAGCACCGTCGTTCGATTGCCGTTGCCGACCGTGATCTGGTCACCGCCAGGGAAGAGTACGGCCGCAGGAACGACAGGCAAGCCTTCTGGTGGCGTGGCGTAGACCTTACGCAGCGTGTAGCCGGATGGCGGATTTACCGAGGCGAGTCGGTCGGCAATGGCATCAAGGATTGTTAGGTCAGTCACTCTGTCTCCTCCTCTGGCATGCGCTCGTTCTTGCCAATGATCTTGCCGGTCTCTGCGTCTCGGACGATCTCAACAAGCATACCAGTCTGTTCGTCCAGGTATGGGGCGTCAGTGATTACTGCCATCAGGACACCGCCGAATAGAGCAGCCCTGCAAAGATGCTGGCGCTTGCCGTACTTGCAGGAAGGTCAGACTGACTTGCAAGAGAATAGGATCGCGTACCAAAGATACCTGTACCGTTGCTGGTGATATTGAAGTACGTCAGCGCTCCTGCGGTTGTTCCGACCTGAATCATTGCAAGCCAGTACTCGCTGGCAGCCGTCATTGAGTAGGTTGCTGGATACCCACCAGTGGTATCCAGCGCGCGTGTGTATTTTGAGTTGGCGGTGTTGAAGATTGTGGTGTCGGATGCGGTACGTGCTTGTAGCGTGAAGGTGCTGCCGCTGCGCGTATAGATTCCGAATCTGGCTAGAGTCAAACCTGATGAAGCAGTCGTATTGCCAAAGGCAATGTTGCTGACCGTGATCGTTCTATAGGGCACAATGCGTGCCCAATAAATTGTCCCTGCGGCGATGCTCACCGCAGCGTTGAATGTGAAGTGAGGAGCAGTTGGGATTTCACCGCCGATTGTTGCACCGAAGAGCCACGCCGCAAGTCCTGAGTTTGTCAGGTCATAGGCTGCCTTCACGGCAGTTGGCGTAGCGGCAAACAGGCTGCTCGTGGTGCTGGTTGAATCGCTCAACTGCACTACGCCAGAGGCTGAAGTCGATGC